AGCGCATAACGCGAGTCAGGAAACCAATAGGCGTCATTGCACCTTTGGATTAACGGGATAGCTCCTGATGGTGTTTCTAAGGATTCCGGCTGCGACTCCGTAGCCGTTCCAGAAGGCTTGGGCGAACGACGTTTGGGCATGATCAGGGTTGGATGCGTTGTTGAAATGTTCAATGGCGTGGTCACACATCGAGTTGATGTATGAACCCCAAATGCGGTACTCAGTGTCCGGGTCTAACGGCGCACAGGAGTAGCCATAAGCAATGAGATTTCGGACTCCGGGTACTTGGTCTTCGCGTACTGAATCGCTGCCTGCTTGGTCGGAGCTTTGATCAGCTCGATCATCGGCTTGGTCGTTGGGAACTTGACTTGGATTTTCCATAGCGGATGCTTGGGGTCATCGGAAAAGGTGCGGCCGCGGTTCGCCGGGTTGAACCCTTCGGCACTGATGATGGAGCTACGCATCGATCTCTTGAAAACGACAGAAGCTCGGCAGGTACTTGAGCTTGCACATGGGGCCAAGCTCTCCCTTAACTCGGTTCTTCTTCAGCCAACAGGTGGTGGTGTTGGCTTCTTCCTTGTCTTCAGCGCGAGGGTTGCGCTGCAACATGACGCAAAGGTCCGGGATCTGGGCTAGGGAGTGTGATCCTCTAAGTTCCGCAAGACTTGGTTCGCCTCCTTCTTCGTGAGATGGGCCAATACCACCGCTTCGGGAGAGGTGACAGACGACGACCATCGTGAAGTTGAGTTCGACGCAGAGCGTCTTGAGATCCTTGATGCAACGATCAATAGCCCTGCGCTGATCAGCATTGAGGGCAATGCCGTCCGCAAGTAGGGAGAAGTGATCAAGGACAACAACTTGGCATTGCTCCCCAAGGACATAATGTTTAACGGTGGCAACAAAAGAATCAAAGTCATCGCTACCGAACTTGTCGAGCAGGAACAGGTTGCCGGCGAAGGCTTCCATCGCTGACTTGATCGACTCAGGATCACGAGTCGCCCGTTCCTCGGGCTTATCCAGGTGGAGAGGGACGCCCATCTGTTCAGACAGCATCCGCTCCAAGCTGGTCTCGCAGCTTTCCTCAAGGCCGATGTAAGCGACCTTGACCTTGTGATCTCGGCAGAGATGCAAGGCGATGCTGCGTGTGAACAAGCTCTTCCCGATTCCGGTTCCCCCGGACACCATCACCAGCTGTCCCGCTTTCATGCCCTCAGTCATCCGGTTCCACCCGGCCCAGGGGTATGGCAGGCCAAAGCGGTGCTCAGGTTTGAGGACTTTCTCCAGGAGATCTGGAGCGTGGACAATCGCCTCCGGCCTGTGACGCCTGGCGTTGTTGATGGCCTCAAGGATGGCGTTGTAGTCATCGGCCATCCACGCCTCATTGGCGTCCTTGTAAGGGAAGCCTCCTGCGATAGCAGCAACAGGGCCGATAAGTGCAGCCAGATCAGCAGCAGCCTTGCGGCCGGGTTCGTCCGTGTCCATGAAGATGACGACACGTTTGAAGCCCAGGATGTAACTGAGCTGATCAGTGCATGACTTCTTGGCCGAGGCTGCTCCATCAGGGATTGAGGCAACAACAAACTTGTTCTGATGACGGTGCTTGTACAAGCACTCGTACACGGACATGGCGTCGATCTCGCCCTCGGTGAGGATGAGGGTGCCATCAGTACCCAGGTGCTGGCCGAAGAGCTGGATCTTGAGACCCTTCTCTCGGCCCAACCAGGCGAACTGCTTCTCGCCATACCGGATGTGCTGAGCAACGGTGAGCCCGTTCTCATCCCGGTAGTTGGCGATCTGAGCCTGCTGCCCGCGGTAGGTGGCAGCGTCATAGCCAAACAGGCGGCAGGTGCGCTCGGTGATCTTGCGTGCCGGTATGCCTGCGGCTTTGCCAACCAGGAGGCTGGCTTTGGCGGTGACTGAATCAGTGCGTGGCAGGCCAGAGAAGGCCCGCTTTGCGGTTGCGTTCATTGACTGTTTCCAAGGTTGTCCATCAGAGGTGAATCGCTGTTGACAGGAGAAGCAGTAAATAGAACCGTCTGGGTACTCGGTTGCTGCGTCCGAGCTGCCACACTCTTTGTTGGGACATGGAATGTGGGTCGTGCTCCCTCTTGCCATTGCTTCATGAAGTCAGGTGGGATTGGAATGGGGCACCAAGCGATGCCGTGCTTAAAACACCACTCGGCGTATGTGGTTTTGCTTTGCTTGTTCAACGTCAACGATGGACGTTGCAACGCCACAAAGATCGGCAGGCCAGGGTTGTTGAGGATCACCGCCAGGAACTTGGATCGCTCCGCCGGTGGCCACCAGCCCTTCACCTCCACGTACACGTTGCCCACCTTGAAGTCAGGGCGGTACTTCCGATGCAAGACGTAGGAGAACCTTTCGCTTTCGTACTGAGGGGAGTAGCCCTGGCTAAGCAGGGCTTGCTCCACTTCGTCTTCAAGCTTGGAGCGACGCTCCTTGTCGTTCTTGCTTCGTACTCGCCGGTTGTACCGGTCAAGCATCGCCAGCCAGAGCAGCAGCAATGTCGTCGATCTCGTCCGGCACCCAGCCGCCCTCAATGGGTGCCAGGTCGGTCTCGATCTTCTTCATCTCTGCGATCTGGAAGCCAACAATCTGCAGTGACACGCCCTTGGCGCCAGGCATGTCGTACACGTAGATGTCGTAGACGACCTTGCCTGTGGTGCCGGAGGGCACGCGGTCAATGGTGCCTGTGACAAGGCGGCCAAGGCTGTCGTACAGGGCAGGCGGGTTGTTCTGCTTGATCTCCCCGGTCTTGGTCTGGTAGTTGGCGTTGCGCTTGAAGTTCCAGAGCAGGTTGTCGGGGTCCAGTTCCTTCTCGCCTTCCTCGTTGCGGCGCTGGGAGGGGCGATAGGGGAACTTCAGCTTGTCATCGGTCTGAGGGAACTTGGGATTGGCTGCACGCTTGGCTGCAACAGCAGCTGCCATGTTCTCCATGATGCTGTTGGAGTCCTCCAAGCTGAGAACAAAGCCGAGGTTCCACTCGACCTTGCCGCTGTTGGGGTTCTCGCGTGGTTCGACAATGCTGCCGAACACCATGGCTCCAATGGGAGACACAAACTTGGGCACGAATTACTCCTGATGAGACGTGGATGGGCGGGTCTTACATGGCGTGGACAGCAGCTCACTGCCAAGGCCCGCTGAGCAAGATGATAGAGGCAATGTTGAATGGTGTCAACAATGCTTCAGCCAAACAAGTAGCGGTTCTCACCGATGCGGCTGCGGTCCAAGGTGCCCACCATCGGCGGGTCAGGAACCTCCTCCCCAAGTAGAACCTCAACCATCTCCTTGTGTTTGCGCAGGTGGTCCACTGAGTAGAAGCGGTGCCACTGGTCATTCAGCTCTGAGCGCAACGTCTCCACATGCTCCAGCGTTGTACCGAAGCAGTCATGGATCGTTGCAATCGGGTGTCTGTACGTTCCCCAGTGCGCCACGAATCGCTGTAGGTACGCAGCGTCCATGCTGTGGATGAAGTCAGGCACCAACTTGCGTGCAGTCTTCCGCTTGTCCGGCTTGCAGCCGGTGGCGTCATTCAGGCTCAGCTTGATGGTCCGCTTGGCCAGGTTCAACTCGATGTGGTCCCGCTTGGTGGCTGACTGATAGCACTCAATCGCCAGGCCATTGGGTGTGAACCAATAGGGCCGCAACCCTGCATCGATCTGTTTGTTGCTGAGCGTCACTAGCCACCGGCTCAGGTCTTTGACATGAGGCAACGCCTCGGTCACCACGTTGTTAACGGTGGTGGCCAGGGTCAGGGCCAGGTCCAGCACTCGCAGGCCTTCATCTGTGAGGAAGTCGCCCACCTCATCCCGCAGATACAACTTGATCTCCTCGGCCAGGCTCAGGTAGCTCCGCCCATAGATCACAGGCATCAGCACCTTCTTCCACAGTGACCTGGGGATCTGGTGGTAGCGCCACCATTCAAAGGCTTTCTGCTTTCGCTCGGGGTGCTCCTGCTCGCACTCCCAACGGATCCGGGTGTTGACCAGTCGCCCAATCCCCAGGTACAGATCGGCCGGCTTGCTGCCGATCACGTTGGTGTACTGAGCCAGGGTCCCGTCACCCGTCAGGCAGGCCACATGGCCCCAGCCTGAGCAGGTCTGATCCAACCAGTGGATGGTGCCACTGCAGTAGCCGGGGTCCTCCAGGTATTGGTGCCAGTCACGGCACAGCTGGATCAACCGCCACGGTTCCTTCGCCCGTTCCCAGTAGCCGATGTTGCCCAGCGGATCACCGCCCACCCGGCCCACCACCGTGGACATGAGCTCCAGGTAGCTGAGCCTGTCTGCTGGGTGGGGCGGTGTGCCGAGGGCCTCGCCCAGGCTCCAGGCGAACGCCTTCTCATGGCCCTTGATCGGGCTGCGCTCGTGGAAGCGACTCATCGTGCGCAGGTGGTCAGGGCCTTGGATGTTCAGCTGCGCTCCCCTGCTGTACAGCCGGCCCCGATGGTCCATGTGCCAGACAAACCAGATCGAGGGCGTCTCGGCCAGTCGACGGTATGCAATCAGTGCATTGATAAAGCGCGAGCGCTGCCCGTCCTTGCGTTGATCGCTCTTCCACTTCCACACCGCCTTCCAGTAGGCAGAAGGGCCTAAGCCCTGCTCCTTGAACTCAGCATCAACAGGCTCCGCTACCCGCTCACGCTTGGGCAAGCTGCCGAGCTCGTGGCCCAGATTCCAGCAGGCCTCAGTCAACGCGATCTGTGCATGGTCCAGCTCGTAGGCCTGCTCCTGCAGCAGGTTGATGCTGCCAAGCACGCAGGGGAGCATCCGCTTGCTCACCTCAGGCCAGCGCTCCCATCCAACCGTGGACACGGTTGAGCCGATGCTGAGGTATCCGCCACCGGTGTGGCCCTGCCATGGCCGCGGCGCCTGAACCATCGGCATGTACAGCGGACGGAACAGGACAGCCGCT